ATACCAGAATTTTTTACTTTTTAACATTGCTTTAATTAACCAATCTTTCATTTTCTTTTTTTTTATTAATAATAATGCCAAATAATATCTTGGCTTTTTTGTTTATCTGTGTCCAAATGTAGGAAATTCTTTCCAATTCCAATACGATTTATACCAACTTTTATTGCTGCAGATATTATAAGTAATCTTTCCTTGCTTCCTAGTACCTGTATATCTGCTGCATTACATGGTATGTTCATGTGAGATGAACCCTTTACTCCACCTACTTTAGCATTATGTTTAGGAGTTCTATATCCTGAATTTATTTTAAATGGTATACCTGCTAATTCCCTAGCATCATCTAACTTAGATAAAAATGATAAGCACATATTATTACCTGAACCAATATCATCAGGACTATCAAATTCAGAAAAATTAAAGTGTTTTATATCCATATTTCTTAGTCTATCTTGATACCACTTAGTCATCTATCTCGCTTCTTCCTCAGCTCCTTCTCCATCTGTATCAGAAGTACCACCTTTGAAAACAGCAACATACTCTATATATGATTCAACAGAAGGCTTATCTCCTCCATCTGTTTTTGCTTGAACTTTAACTAAATCGGATAAATTAAATGCTTCTCCCTCACATAAAAAGTCCATATCATTGCCCATGAGAATAAAACTACATCCTGCAGGTAAATTAAAAAATCCTGATTTAGTTGAACTAACAAATAACTGAACTGTTATTGCTACAGAGTTATCAGTATTTGTTATCCTAAAATATGTAAACTCACTCTTAACACCTGTTCCTCTAATATCAGGTAATGCTGCTTGATATTCAAAAACTGATGTTAATCTTGAACTATTTATAGCCATAACTCTTTGGTCTACCTTTCCGTTACCATCAAATGCCTTTGTTATATTATTACCATAAGCCACCCCATTTATGCTTATGCTTTCGCTAATAGAAACATTAAGACTTGTTTGTTGTATTGTTGTTGCCATTTTTTTTATTTCTTTTTTTGTAATTTGTAAAATTTATACATAGTAAATAGTATAGCTAGCGTAGTGGATAAGAAAAGAAGAATTTCATTACATTGACCAATGCTTAAGCCAATTACACCTCCATTTGCAATTAATACCTCTGTTGTATCTTTCATATTAGATTTCATCTTAATTAACTGTTCTGCATACTATTAAGTATACCTTTAAATCTTTTGCAACCTCGCCTTCTCCTGATGTTAAGTTAATAAGAATTTCACTATCATTTGCTAAATCATAGTCAGATATTACAACAGGAGTTGCGGCTGTTATTGATGTTTTTTCTCCTGAATCTATAGTCAATGCAGTAGAAAGTATTGAAACACCTGATTCCATTATATCTACCGATACTGATGCACCTGCTACTCCTACACTAGCCCTAACCTCTTTTATTCTGCAATCGTAAGGCATCCTTATATAATCAACACTACTTCTTGATGACAAAGAACCATCTAATCTTAATATAAATGTTTGTAATGGGTAAACCCAACCATAATTACCATTTTTATCATCATAAGAAATTCCACTTTTCTTACCTATAACCATATTATTTTCTGCAGACTCATATCCTAATGGAAAGTGCCTGTTAGCATCTAGTAAATTTTTATGTTCGTTTGCAGCCATATTATATTATTTTAACAATTACAATTTGATTTTCCTTTTAAATAAGGATTTCCACAGCTATAACAACCATCAACACCATTATAACCATATATACTATCATAGAATATCATTCCATGATTCTTATATGTATCACTCATGCTTTTAGGTCTATTACTAGCAAATGTAGGATATAGTCCTGTCTGGTCAGTACCATTCAAAAAGTCCATCATATCATTAGCAAATATATCTGCTTTCCTGTATGTGTCTTGCTTGAATGTATTATATGTATCTTGACTTATTATTCTTGAGAACTCATCTATATTATTAACCACTCCACTAGATGAAATATTACTCATAATATCATTAACAACTTCAAACCTAACAAACCAAGACAATGTATCTTCTAGGTAATAAGTCATAAATGCTTGATTATTAACACTTAAAGTCCCTGTATCGTGTTCAAGCTTTAATTCTGCATAAAACTTTTCTCCTAGTAAGGGTCTGATATGTGCTAACTCAGACAATACAATAGTGTTCTCTGAAACTAATACAGGGTCGGTATTCTTGTTAGTGAAGGTCTTATCAATTACTTCTCCTGCACTTACTAGCGTTTTATATTGTTTAGTATTACCCATATCTTATTGCTCTACTGTTATTTCTTTACTCTCATCAATCTCTCCATCTCCATCATTATCTTTTTCAACCACTATAACTTCTCTGTCTGAAACAAACATATCTCCATCTTCTAACATTGGTAAGTCCTCATCAATCAATGCTCTTTGTTCGTTTATAGTAAGAACTTGTTTTATATCCACATCATTAGCGTATGAGATTGGTGGCTCGTAATGAATCTTTAAATCTTTAGGGTCATATCCTAGTTCATTATAAAGAACTGTTCTTATACCGTTTAATATTAACTCAGAAGTATCTCTAATTACTGTAGTCATTACCAAGTCATAAGCAATTCTAATCTCACTTCCTGAGTTATTCATTTTCCCTGAACTAACAATACCTGAAAGTGATGGCTGCCATCTGTTAGCAGTTATAATATTTTGGTCAGTAATCTGCTGTAAATCAATCCAACTTCCTTCTTGGTCATCTTTTATAATCTGAACATTAGCAGGAGATGTATCTCCATTCTTAACTATAAAGAGTATTTTGCCATTATTACCTTCTCCTACAAATTTCTTTTGAGCCTCATGAACCATCTTTTGAGCTTCTTCTTCTCCCATATCTCCACTAATCTCAACGATAGCAGATGGCTGAAATCCGTTTAAGAATTTAGTATGATTCCATTTTCCAATTTCGTAATCAACACAGATATGTTCTAGTGCTGCTACATAGTCAGGAAGTCCGTAAAAGTTAAATGTAGGCTCGTAATCTTTAAAGTGAATTACAAACTTGTTATGTGCTACTCTAGGGTATATAGGTAGTCTTTTTATTTTTTTATCTTGATTCCAATACTTACACCAATCAGGGTTTACATAAACCTCTTTTTTAGTCTTAGACATTCTTACAGTAGTTGCATCTAAATGGTAAAGATTTACACCTCCATCATATATAACGCACTCCATATAAGCATTACCAAAAGTATAGTAATCATCTGCTAATTTCTTAAATACATCTCTTAGTGATTCTTTATCTGCATTAACATCCTCAATAAACTCTCTTAATGATTCGTTCTCACAAACAAATTTAGCTCCACTTGTAAATACAGTCTTTTGAGCCAATACACTTCTATGTGTAGAGGACTTTCTCTTTAATTCTGCTAAATACTGAGGAAATAAGTTATCATCTCCAAATGGAACCCAATCATTATTAAGTGATTTTAGGTCTTTTACCTCAGTAATACTTGGTGGAACTGTTAAATCAAATACTCCGAACTCAAAAGTATTACTCTTTTTCTGAGTCTTTCTTGTTACCGAGCTTTTTACTGCCTTTGTTGATGCTTTCTTCATTAGATGATTTTTTATTAATTTTCTCTACATAATGGGAGCCATTATCTGCTTCTTCATAAACCCAAGCAAGTATCTCTTGAGTTGCTGTACTCCAATTAACACGCAAACCTTTAAATCTAGTCGCAGCACCTTCGTATTGTTTTTTAAATCTATATTCAGCCATATTTGTATATATATTAATGTGTGGCAAATCTACCACAATTTCTTTAGAATTACAATTACACATAAAAAAGATATAAATAGGGGGTGTTCATAACCCCCTACCTATCTTAATTTACTACTATGAAGTAGTAGCAGTTAAATCTCCTGCTACAACTGTAATTGCTCCTGAATAATTGAAAGGTAACTCAAACTGTCTTGCAGTTAAAGTTACTGTCAATCCGTTGTCATCAGCATAAGCAGAACCTGTTCCTCCTTCAATAGAAGTTAAGTTTGCATAAGTTTGGTTTCTTGTCCAAGGAGTAGATGATGCTGATAAGTTCTCATATCTGTATGAGAGTCCAATAACAAAAATCTGTCCTGAGTTCATTTCAACCATTGCTACAGGACAAACATCCTCTAGGTCTGAAAGTTCAGCCATTCTATTTGCAGTCATATCAGGGATATAGAAAGATAAAGCACACTCGTAAGCTGTACTTCCACCTTCTTTTGTTCCTGTTATTGCTAATGCTGCAGTTTCGTTTTTGAACTCAAATCTAGCCCAAGGGTTTGTAACTGTAAGCCCTGTAATAATGTGGTCAGTTGCTGCTGTTGTTGGTGCGACAGTTGCGATATTGTCTAGGTCTGTAAGTAGAATTTGTCTAATTCCACCTACTGCGTTTAAGTCGCCACAATCGACTAATAATCCTGAATCTATTGGCATTTTATTTTATTTTTTAAATTATTAATTATCCTATTAAAGTAGCACCATTAACTAAAGAGTTCCAACCATATTGGAAGCCCATAGTGAATCCTGCTCTAATATACATATTATCAGAAACCTCATCATAAATCATTTTCATTTCATTCTCAGGAGCTGAAACATCAGTTCCAATCATAAGATTAGCTGAAGCAGTATAAATTACTCCATTTGTAGTTTGAGTTGTCGTTGTTGCTCCTGCTTGAGTAAACAATGCAGATAAATCAATTCCTGCTCCTGTTGCTGCTAAAGCTAAAGCTACATCCCACTCATACATAGGAACTAATTCAATTCCTCTAAAGAATAATCTTCCTTTTCCTGCTTGAGCTTCAGAGTGTCCGTAATCAACTGCTCCTGATACTGCTACTGCAGTTAAAGCACTATACCAAGCGTTATATACATTTGGAGTAACAAACATTCTTTTTTCTGCTGCAGGTACTTGCTGTAAAGCAGAAGGTGCAGTTGAGAATACATTCTCTAATAATAAAGTTACATCAGCTACGCTAATTAACCCTCCTACTGTTGCGTAAGCAGCTGTTGCTGCTGTTGTTGTCAAACCTCCTGTTACAGGTGTTAAGTTTGCACTTGTTCCTGCTTGGAAAGCTGTTCCTGTTGCCATTTGCAACCATAGTCCATCTCCCATTGATTGGTAAGTACAATCAGCCGAACCTGCTGTAATAGTTGCTTCTCCTGCCCACATATTTCTAACCATATCAGAAGAAATTCCACTTCTTACTCTATCAACAATAACTTGAGCTAACTCAGTTCCTGTTAAATCAGGCATATTAATTCCATTTCTGTAAGATTCTACTATTACTGAATCTTTAAACTCATCCCAACATTGAACTTGTTTTACAGAAACATTACTAACCACAATTTGCTTTTGAATTACTGAAAATCCTGCAGGGTCGCAAGTATTTGCTGTTCCACATCCTGAATTTACAGCAGTTATTCCTGCTAATTTTGGAGCCATTACTATATTTTGCTTATACTTCACATTTGGATAGATAGTATAATTTCTCATTATATCATCAGAGTGAAACATTGGTTCTAAAAGAATCTTAGATGCGTAAGTACCATTATATGCTAAAGTACCTGCCGCTTGTAGTGCTACATTTGCCATTTTAT